TGACGAAAACAATTACCCAGAACCACCAACGTTTAAAAATAGGTTTCTTAGGTCTCTTTTCATAGGTTTCTACATATGAAGACCCATTCAATTCAATCCCACATTCTGGGCAAAATCGAGATGCGCTAATTTCTTTTCCACAATTTGGGCATACCATTTTTCGTTCTCCTCCCTGCTTTACAACCATTCATCCTTGGCTCACTAAAAATAAAGTTCCGTTGCCAAATTTCCGTAAGTGTACCAACAGACGGCCTTTCGCATGAAGTCCTCAGTAACATGGAAATAGTCTGCCAAGTCCCACATCTCTGTATGACCGTCAGAAATGGATTCGTCCAATTCTTGCTCCGAAACAAATTCATTGATTGCCCACTTGTCTGCACGATTTTCATGCTTCCGCCTTACATCACAAGTCGCATACTCGTTATAGAAACTACCTGTCACGCTATGCCCAAGTTCGTGCCCCAGCTTCATTTTTTCATCTAGCTCCGAAGCTAATTTAAATGGATCGATTGCAATATAGCAAGCCCCATCGTTATCCATGACCGAAAGGGCCTCCCGCTTTTTCAGTTCAAAGCAATCTACCGCAATATCATTATCTTCTGCAAGACGGTATAGGCCCATCAGGTCCATCATTTTTTCTTCTTCCTTTCCCGGACAAAGGCGGCGTATCGCTTTACGTCGTCCAGGTCGTCTTCGTCCACGTCGTCGGAGTCGCCCCACAGGGCAAACATAATATCGTCGTCGCTGACTATGCGCTCACCATCGGTGGGTGCTTTTTTTGTTTCTTCGCCAGTTAAAAGATAATCAACAGATACTTTAAAATATGTTGCGATTTTTGCCAGTTTATCTGCTGATAGGCTTTCGATTCTTCCCATTTTAAGGTCTGAAATATTCCCTCTGCTGATTCCTAAATCCGTACACATTTTCCCAGGTTTTATCCCGTTCTCAGAGCATAAGGAAAAAATTCTTTCGTACAAGTTGTTCATAATTAAGTACTCCGTTTTGTGCATGATCACAAAAGCACTTAATTTCGTGCGAAACTATTGACTTGCACTTAATCTAGTACTATAATGCAGTCATGGCAAGCACGAAATAAAGTACAATGTTTGGTGGTGCTTACATATTAGTACAATATTAAGTACTTGTCAACCATAAATGTACGGAAGGAGGTATTTTCGTGGATTCATGCAAATTCACGCCGTTTGGTTTGTGCGTAAAGACGGAGCTATTGAAGCGTGGCAAGACGCAGAAGTGGCTCGAGGAGGAGATCACAAACCGGACGGGGCTTTTTGCAGACAGCGGGTACATGGATAAGATTTTAAAGGGAAAGCGTAATGCCCCTAAGATTGTCCAGGCCATCAGGGATATTTTGGAGATTCAGGATTGCAGTCAGGATACCAGTTCAGAAGCACAATAAACCGGACTATTCCATGAAAATGGAAAAATAATCCGCCCCCTGACGGGGCGGGGAATGAAGTGGGGGAAAACACATGTGGCTTTGGTTAAAAGAAAACCACCCCATAATCCATGAGGTGGTCCAATGGTCTGTATTTGCAATGGCAGTTGCGGCGCTTGTTAATAGCTGCATTATCCTTTCAGCGCAATAAAAGAGGCCCTGCCCCTGACGGGGCGGAGATGAAAAGGGGGTGAACCGCTTGAACAAATTAGTAAGCACCGAAGATGGTGTTTTTCTGAACGGAGTAAGGCTGAATTTTGTAACTCAATTAGATGTCAAAAATATCAGCCCCGATGGAGTGATGGAAGCAGTCATTCACATCGAAGTCCATGAGGCTGATATTCAGCACAAGGTTACATGAATGGGATCGCACCTTTAATCTTTCCAAGCCAGTCCAAAACCTGGGAAATTCCGTTTGGAAATCGACTTTCCATGTAGACAATAGCTTGATCTGTTAGAGAGAATCCACCATACAGATAGGAACGAACAAATCCAGCAGCTTTTAGTTCTCGAAGTGTGTCTCGTACATCATCTCTGGAAAACTCATCAGTTAGAGACTTCGGCCAATCTGTTGTTTCTGCATACGCTTTTGCAGATGCTTTTGAAACACCGTGTTCCCGCCTAAATAGATAATCCTCATAAATCAAGCAAATCAACTTGTCTGCATCTTTTGTAAGTTTTACTTCCATAATCTCACCTCCCTCCTAACCGCTTATATTTTATCACGGCATAGGAAGGGGGACAACCAAAACGTCGCATCCGCGGCAGAAAGGAGACGTTATGACGCTGGCAGAAATCAAGGCCATGGACAAAGATGTCCTTCTTCCAGCAGAGGCAGCCGGGCCGCTTGGTTGTAATCCACACTATATCCGAGTAGCGGCAAAGAAGAGGCCGGAACTCCTCGGGTTCCCTGTAACACTGATTGGGAACCGGGTAAAGATCCCGCGCCTTGCTTTCATCCAGTACATGGAGGGGACCTTGGAAAATGAGGATGCCCCCGCCCGTGGTGGCACACGGGAGAGGGCAAGAACCGATGACCAGTGAAATCATCCTGTCCCTTGTATTGTAACACGGGGGCGGGAGGAATACAAGGAGGAAATGTGAGACAGCTAAATGTTGATCCCGAATTTCGGGATAAGATACCACCCTTGTCAGCAGACGAGTTTTCCAAACTGGAAGAAAATATCGTCACTGATGGGGAGGTCCGAGAGCCGCTTGTGGTGTGGCACAACACCATCATTGATGGGCATCACCGTTACAAAATCGTCCAGAAACACCCGGAAATCCCATTCAAGGTTAAGCAGATGGACTTCCCTGATAAGTGGGCGGCTATTGTTTGGATGTGCCGGAACCAGTTGGGACGGCGGAATATTACCAGAGAACAGCGCGATTACCTTCTATCTCAAGAGTACGAGGCGCAGTGCAAGACGGTTGGTGGAGACGGCTCAAACCAGTACGAGAAGAAAGAGCAATTAGATGAAAACCATCAAATTGCAAAAGGAGACACAAGAGCTGCAATAGCGAAGTCTCATAACATTTCTCAATATGAAGTTCAAAAGGCTGTTGAGTTTGGCCGTGGCCTGGACGCTGCCGAAAAGGTTTCTCCCGGCATCAAAGAGGCCGTCCTTTCCGGCTCTGTAAAAGCCCCAAAGTCTGTTATCTCTGAAATCCGCAATGCCCCAGAGGAAAAGAAACGCGAGGCCGTGGAGGCTATCAAGAAGGGGGACACGGACACCGCGAAGGCGATTCTCCGCCCTATCCCAAAGGTTGAGCCGGAGGAACCGCCAGCCCCGTTCACAGTTTCGGAGTTTCAGGAGCTTATCCATACAGCTATCAAGGCCCTGGATGCTTCTTTGAAACAGCATATGGTTCTTGTCCATCGGGAAATGCTTGATATTCCGTCTGGGCGTGACGCTGCTATGAAGGAACTGGACAGGGGCATTGAGGTCATCGAAAAATATAAAAACATGATAAGGATGGTGAGCGAGAATGGCACAGAAAATTGAAGTCCAGCTTTTAGACCTTAACACAAAGGACATTCTGATTGATGACCTCGGTCAAAGAGATGTAAACCGGAGACGGGCACAGTTCAACAAGATCATGCGTACATTCGATCCGAATCTCATCCAGCCTATCAGCGTAGCCCTGATTGATGGAAAGTATTACTGCTTCGACGGTCAAATGACCATGAAAGTATTAAAGGCCAGAAACGCTGGTCGTGACCTCTGCGTAAAGTGTCGGGTCTATAACGGAATGACAAAGATGGACGCAGCTAATATGTTCATCAATCAAAGAGGTACAACAAGCCGTGTTACATTAACCGATAAAATTCGTGTTTTAGGGAATTACGGAGATCAGAAGTCCATGGATTTTCAACGAATTACGGAAAAGAACGGCCTTGAAATATCGTGGACAGGGAATAAGGCAAAAAACGCGGTTATAGCGGTCAGTACACTTTGGAACGAGTTCCTTTCTTTTAACGACAATGATCTTTATGGGTGTTACATTCGAGTAATCAAACAGTCTTGGAATGGAGAACCAGCGGGCGCACAGGCACAAATTCTTCGCGGACTTGGACTGTTCATGAGGACATACAAAGGGCAGTTTAAAGAGGATATCCTAATTGAGAAACTGTCAAAGAAAAATCCGAATGATATCGTAAGAGATGCACAAGTGGATAGGACATCTGGAGCTAGAAAATACGCTGTCCAGATTTTGCTAGCTTACAACTTCGCTCAGAGAGAGGCCAACCGGTTGCCAAATCTCCTGTAAATAAAAGCGCCCCGGCCAGCGCACCACCGCCGACCGAGGCTAGCAAACCTAACTGATAGCGCCAATTAGGCTTGATAGATATATGATACTAGAACATTCGTTCTCTGTCAAGCCGGAAAGGGAAAAAATATGAAAAAAACGCTTGATGAGAACGACAGCATTAAGGACCTTGGGACGCAGAGTCGGAATTCTAGGATGCACATGAACAATCTAGAACGGGATCATTACGGTGTTGATGTGCCGGAGCTGCTTAAAACGGTTCGGAATTTAGCGGATGTCATGGCGAGAATCCTAGACCGGGAGGCCCGAAATGAAAACTCCAAATGAGACAGTCCGTCGCATCACCCCGCAAGCTATGGAGC